GGCTCAACGGATGGCGCACGGCGGATTACACCCGGTGATTTGGTCGAAATACGCATTGGCGATGATCTCGTATGCACCGGTTATGTAGATGCTACACCGATAGATTATGACGCTCAAAGCATTACGATCATGATTAATGGCCGTAGCAAAACGGCTGATTTAGTTGATAGTTCGGCTGATGTATCGGGCGGCCAGTTCAAAAATTTAAGCGCTGAAGCAATTGCTAAAAAACTGGCCGATCCTTACAGCTTACTTGTAGTATCCGAAGTAGCCACAGGCACCGCGCTAACAGATCATCAAATACAGCAAGGCGAAACTGCTTTTGAGTCTCTTGATCGTATCGCTAAACAGCGACAAATATTAATTACAGATAACGAGAATGGGGATGTCGTTCTTGCAGCACCTGGCAGCTCAGGCACTGCTTACGATACTTTAGTATTGGGCGAAAATATCTTATCGGGCTCCGCTGGCTTTGATTTTACTGATGTGTATAGCGCTTATACGGTCAAAGGTCAAAAATCGGGTACTGATGACAGCTTTGCTAAAAATACTGCTGAATCCAGCGGTACAGCGGTTGACAGTAATGTTAAGCGGCATCGTGTTTTAGTCGTAAGACAGTCAGGCCAGGCAGATAATGCAACCTGTCAGCAACGCGCTGCTTATGAGCAGCAAGTTCGCCGCGCAAAAACCAGTGAGGTCCGATATCGGGTCGTAGGTTGGCATCAATCTAATGGCGCTCTTTGGACGCGTAATACTACTGTAAACGTTATTGATCAAATTATGGCGCTGAATACAGCGCTTTTAATTTCAGAAGTGATTTACACGTTAGACGAAAGCGGCGAAATTACTGAGTTGGTAGTGATACCCCCCACGGCTTTTACCACTGAACCAGAAACTAAAGCAAAAGCCAAGAAACGCAAAAAAAGCGACCAAGGCCCCGACATGTCCTGGATGGATTAAAGTGAGTTTACATAAATTAATAGCGCCACTTGCCAGACGGATATCAAATATATTGGCACGCGGATCGGTCACACTGGTCAATGCGTCTGGCAAGCTGCAAACCTTACAAATCAGTTTGTTAAGTGATGAATCTAAGGATTCAGTTGAGCATTTTGAACCCTATGGCTTTACCAGTAATCCCCGCACCGGCGCTGAAGTATTGGCGGCATTTATTGAGGGGGATCGATCTCACGGCATTGTTTTGATGGCGGTTGATCGTCGATATCGATTGCAAAATTTAGTGCCCGGAGAGGTGGCAATTTATGATGATCATGGCAGTTATATTAAACTCACACAATCAGGAATTGTTATCAATGGTGGCGCTCATTCTATTACTATCAACAATGCTGCTACAGTGACGGTTATTGGCGGTGATGTTTTTGCCGACGGTATCAGTTTAAAAAATCATCATCACAATGAACATGATGGACCCTCTACCAGTGCTGCTCAAGCTTAAGCCCTTTTATACTGACCTATGTTGACATTACAACTCGTCGTTGACGGGGTATCGATTAATGCGGTTGACGTGTTAGATGATTTACCCCGTGCGGTTATTATTAGTCTATTTACCTGGCGTCGAGCCAATGGTGACGATGAATTACCAGCTTCAAAAAAATATGGATGGTGGGGTGATAGTTACGCGCAACTGCCCAATGACCGCATTGGCTCACGACTTTGGCTATTATCACGCTCAAAAATGACAAATGATACTGTAGCCCGTGCGCAAGAATACGCCACCGAAGCGCTGCAATGGCTGATTGATGACGGTGTTGCGGATAGCGTGCAAATTTTTGCAGAACGCGAAGGGTTATCTATGCTGGCATTACAAATACGCATTACACGCGGCAACGCGGCATTGCTTAATATCCGATTTATTAACGTCTGGGATTATCTAAATGCCTTTTAACCGACCACTATTAATCGACTTAATTAATCGCGTTAGAAATGATGTTGTCTCGCGCTTAACCAATCCCGATCTACTGAGACGCACTAATGCTGAAGCTTACACTAAAGCTTTATCGGGGGCTGCACATGGGCTGTATGGCAATCTCGACTGGCTCGCTAATCAGCTAATTTATGACACTGCTGAAACTACGCTGTTAGAGCGCTGGGCAAGCATCTGGGGGATTACCCGAAACAGCGCTACACAAGCCGTAGGTTTTGCAGTATTTACCGGATCAAGTGGCGCTCCCATTCCGGCTGGAACAATACTCACCGCTTTTGATGGTGTGCAGTATGCTACTAATGCGTTATCAACGATTGTTGGCACAACAGCCACTGTGGCTATTACTGCGGTATCAGCCGGATTGAATGGGACTCGAACGTCTGGTCAAACATTAACAACACAATCACCGATCCCTGGCATTTTTGCATCGGCTGTTGCTGGAGCATTAACAGGAGGGGATGACATTGAAATTGATAATACACTTAGGGCGCGGTTTTTAACCCGCATTAAACAACCTCCACAAGGTGGGTCTAAAACAGATTATGCCAACTGGGCATTAGCTGTTCCGGGTGTTACGCGGGTATGGGTATCGCCTTTAGAATTAGGCGCGGGTACCGTGACTGTGCGGTTTATGATGGATGCAACGTACTCCAGCGGAATCCCTTTGTCTGGTGATGTAACGACTGTTTACAATGCTTTAGCTGCTTTAAAGCCAGTGACTAGTAATTTAACAGTTGTTGCTCCAGTTGCTAATCCGCTCAACTTTACCATCACTGGATTAAGCCCAGGTAACGCCACTGTGCAGGCTGCAGTGGCTCAATCACTGACTGATTTAATATCAAAAGATGCTGTGCCGGGCGGTACGTTATTATTGAGCCACATCAATGAGGCTATAGCAATCGCCTACGGAGAAACTGATCATGTGCTGACACTGCCCTCTGCTAACGTCGTCAATACGACTGGCTATATTACCACCATGGGTGTCATAACATGGGTATAACAGCAACTGATTATGCAGATGTATTAACTAAATTACTGCCACCGGGGCCGGCTTGGGATGTAACACCGGGGTCAGTGTTAGCGTTATTTTTAGATGCCTGGTCACAAGAGCTGTCGCGGATACAATCGCGGTCAGTGACTTTGATCGATGAAGCGGACCCGCGCACAACAAACGAGTTATTGACTGATTATGAGCGGATCTTCGGATTACCAACAGATTGCATGGTGGGTATTAGTCAAACATTACAGCAACGCCACAACGCCTTAGTTGCACAAATGACTGGGATAGGTGGTCAATCAAAAACTTATTTTATTAATCTGGCTGCCTCAGCAGGTTTTACAATCACTATCACTGAGTTTACTTTTTGCACAGTCAGCATGACCGTGGCAGATTTAATTACAGATGGCCAATGGGCTTACGCTTGGCAGGTTAATTCAGCACTTTATGCATTCAGTATATTTACTGTCCTTAGTAGTGTATCTGATCCTTTGGCGGTTTGGGGTAACACAGCGCTAGAATGTTTGATCAATCGCTTTAAACCGGCTCACACTATTGTGCTTTTTGCATATACCTAAAGAGGAAAAAATGGAAACTAGAAATTATTTATCAGGGGCCAGTGCAACGCCACCCATTGCTCCAGGGTCCCCCAGCAACGGTTACCCAACCGCAGGCAATCCGTCAACAGCAACACCCGCCACTCAGCCTGGCCCGCACTGGTTTTATAAAATCGGGGAAGAGTTGCGTGCACTGTTAACTAGCGCAAGTATTACGCCTGCAGATACTGATTTAACTCAAGTTGCAAAGGCAATCCAAAGTGGTGCGCTATTTACAGCAAGCAATACCGGAACCCCTGATGTTCTTGTAGCGGCTTTTAGTCCGCTAGTGACAGTATTAACCAATGGCATGTCGCTAAGCATTCGCGCCGCTGCAGCGAATACCACGACAACCCCCACTTTTACACCCAACTCAGGTGTAATTGCAGCAAAAACGATAGTCAAGGGCAATGGGATAGCGCTGGCGGCGGGGGATATCGCAGGTGGAGGGCACTGGATTGATTTGCAATATGATTTAACGCTTAATGCTTGGGTGTTATTAAATCCTGCTCAGGGCGTTACGACGCACGGTCAAACAAAATTTACATCGAATGGCAGCTTTACTGTCCCCGTAGGGATAACGACG